TGTTATAAGTACTTGCGATCGGCAATTGACGGGTTGCACCAGCGTAGGGTTTGCCGTCTACGCTGTTGATTGGCTGTAAGCCGTAGGGAGCTGAAACGGTTGGATAAGCCATTTAAATCTCCTAGTTAAGAATTACCATCACCAAACCCTCGTCCTCTAGTTGTTGTGCTTTTACGCTCAGCAAACAAAGGCATGTTCGGGTTGCTGTTTTTCATAAAGCTGTTGTCTACAGATTCCATTTGCTGTTGAGCTTTTTTCTCAAAATAGTCTCTGCGGGCTTCAGCCATCTCTTTTGGTTTCTTGCACAAAAGCAAGCCACCAATTTCTACATTTCCATCCTTGTTGCCTTGTACTTGCAACTCCGGATAGTCCTCTGCCTTACACGGCACCCAATGATCACGGAACTTCTGCGACACGTTGGTGTGGTTAGACTGTCCTGCGATCGACACTGCAATCCAGTGAAACTCATAATCTGGATCCGGTGCTGGATCTGGCAAAGAGCTCGGTGGTTTGTAAACATACCGAGTTGGGTTTTTTTCGCGTGATTCTTGTTCACGATTTGGGCGGTTATTAGCCATTTTGAGCCTCCAATTTTAAAATTTCCTGAGCATACTGTTTGTGGGTTAAGCCATACTTCTCTGCAAGACGAGCTTGCGTTGTAGTTAACTTAATTACTTTCTTGGCACCCGATGAACGGGTGGCAGGAGCCACAACATTCGCAGGTTTTTTAGTCGGCTCAGCCTTAACCGGTTCGGCATTCTTTATGTCATTAAAGACTTCTGGGAACACCTGTTTTAAGCGACCGTCGACACGATCGAAGTATTCGTCTGAGCGGGGGTCTACCCCGGTAGCAACTAGTTTTTGGTGCAGCCCTAGTGCAAAGGCCGTCATTTCTTCGTACCCCGGAGTTCCAAACCACTGGTTTTTTGCTTGCCAGCGCAAGGTTTTTTCATCAAGTTTGGGGGCTTCGGGAGCCGTTTGATATGTTTGTACTGCATTTTCTGAATTTTGTAAAGAGGTTGGCTTGAAATTTTTTGCACTTTCAAGTTTCATCTTTGCTTCTGTCAGATTTTCTTGTGCTTCAAGCATCGCATCAGAGTCATAAGACTCTTGTGCTTCTTTAAACTTGCGTCGTGCCATTTCCATTTCAGCTTCGGCTTTAGCCTGTAGCGTTTCCTGGTATGTCGCTTCGCCAGTCTTTACATACTCTTTAAGCCTGCGGTTCTCTTCCAAGATTTGTTGCGTCATGCGCTCTAGCTCTTGTTTTTCCCGTAAAGCTTCTTCTTTAGCCCGTCTCTCATCGTGACGTGCATGAGTAAGTTCCTTGATCCGTGCCTGTGCTCCCTTGGTATACGTCTCAATTTCCTCGTCCGTTGGATCCTCAACCGCCCGATCTAAAGGCTTGGCTTTGCGGTCAATCTCAGGGGTATCGTCCTCAATCTCAATGTCCACGTCGGATTCAGCCGACAGGTCAATATCAATATCGGTATTGGCTTGCGCCTCTTCCTCTACTTCGTGAGGAAACTTAAAATCGTCATTATCTGGCATATTTTTCTCCTGTTAAACGCGGGAAATTCCGCGTGGGTCTTCGACTGTTGCTTCTACTTGATCGTCATTAATCAAGCGAAACTCCTTGCCGTGGATCTTGATCCGTGTCCCGGTATACGGACGGGTAATAACAAAGTCACCCTCCTTGCACCAAGGCCCTTCTGGGAACTTCTCTGGATCATATGCAGTGGGTCCGATTTTGATTACAAACAGTACGGGGGAGGTTAACTCCTCGACATGCTTGGTTGTATCGGCTTTAACAAGACCACTTTCAAAAGTATCGTCAGGGTCAATCAAAGCACATAGCATCCGCCAGCCTTTTGGCTCTGGTAGCGCTTTTGCCTTAACTTCCGCTGCTTCATACTCTGCATCCACTTCTGGGGCTTTTACACCCGGCGGCAGGATTAATTCATTCTCCGGAACTGCTATAGCTTCACTCATCGTTAGCCTTCTCTATGTTGTCAGCGAGGTCAAGTAAATGCCGCTCTGCGTAGGCTAGACCTCGGATCACCCCGCAAAGTTCCTTGTAAGACGCATGGTCAATACACTGTCCACTAGCCATGTCGTCCGTAAAGTTGTTCATGTCCGAGCGAATTTTCTCTCTTAGCGCTTGGGCAAAACTCATTGTTTCTAGTTGCATGTATTACTCCTTCGTTGGTTTTTCCTTTTTAACGAGCATGGCACGCTTAAACGCCATATCCACGCCCGTCTTGACTGCTGTTTCTTTTTCTTTTAAAGCCCTATTCTTATCGTCCTCGATGACCTTAATCTGCGCATTTAGGCCCGCAATCCGCTCATTAGAAGCAATCTGCTCTTCCTTCAGACGGATCTCATCAGCCTTGGCTGCAGCGTCAGTCATTAGCTTCTTCTCCTTAAGCTCGGTCTCTTTGTTCTTACGTTGCTGGTCTTGGATCTGTAACTGAAGAACTGGATCTTGAGCGTTCTGTGCAGCTTGTTGCTGAGCAATCATGGCTTGGGATTCAGACAGCACTTGTGGTGCGGCTTCTGCCATCATGCGGCTAAGTTCTTTCTCCATATCTTCTGGTAACTCTTCGCCCTCGGCGGGTAGGGCAAAGCCAAGAGCCATCTGCATCTTATTGCGATAGGCATACCCAACGTGCTCGGCGATATGGGCTTGCATCGCCCCTTGAATAACCGCTGCTTGTGGGTTCTGCCCAATAAGTTGCTGAACGATGGGATCGCTCATGGCAGAGGTGTGTACCTTGATGTGCGCTTCGTGGTCTTGATACGAGAAAACTTTTAAGGGTCTACCCGTAAGCGCATTTTGATTTTCTGTTATTGGGTCGGTCGGTTTCTGGTCTTCTTCCAACGGCACCAGCTTATTCGCATGCTTAATACCCAGCACTTCCAGCATCTGACGATGTAAAACCGGCAAATTGTAAATCTGTGGAGCCATCTGCGCCAACTGAATAACAGCTTGGTACTGAACGACTCTTTGGGAAAGGGTAGCTGCATTTGGATCTGATACTGGTAGGACTTCAACATTGCTGTAATCCGCTTTCTTAGCACGAGGGGTTCCCTCTTCTGGCTCGTAGGTGTATTCGTCATCGGTGTAGTCTCTGATAATCGCAGCCAAGAGCTGCAATTCTTGCTTCATCGAATAGTGTACACGGGCTTGGACAGCCGACATTACCTTAAGCGTTCTTTCCAATATTGCCAGTGTGGTTCCCACCGGCGCCTGATTGGACATATCCGCTACCTTCATATCCGAAGTAGCCGCAAAGCGTCTGCCTTCCTCAACGATCTTGTCCATTAACCCCGACAGAACCATCGAAGGCTCTTTGTACGGCAGGGGCAGGATGTTGTCTCGAATATTGCCGCTACCCAGATCTACGTCACGGAACTCTCCCGGACTAATCGGCGTATCGTCGCCCTTGATACGCAAGCCTCTGGCTTTTAGACCACCCGGCAGATTACTTAAGGTTCCAGCGTCAACCAACTGTCTCATTATCGAAGTCGCAGACTTCGCATAACCGCCGATCAGATGGAACAAACCAAAGCCATACGCCCCATATCCAGGGATGTACTGATAATGCACGAAGTGATGACGCTTTAGCTTCAGTGGGTCTTCTTCTTTCCAATTACGACGAATTGCCAAGACCTCGTCCGTGCCACGGATCATCGTCACTACATACGGCAGAGCAATACCCGTGGGCTCGCCATCCTCATTTTTGTCCTCATATCCAGGAATATCCAAGTCAACGTGCGACTCATAAATCTCAAAGCGATCGTCGTAGGATGCCGAGAACCCAGTCTCTTTGTCCTTACGTTCTTGAATATCGCTTGTAAACCGACTAGGTTCTCCTAGCTCAACATCCCGATAAAAGCCCGCATTCATGAGCTTTAGCAGGTCGTTCTTGTTCTTGCGCATCACGTGGGTAATGCGATGGCAGGTGTTAATTTCAGATACCCCGTATGGCAGGATCACATCTTCTGCTGGGATAAATATGGATACTTGGCGCTCTAGGCTTGGGTCGTAGTACACCTTTTTGAACGCAGAACCGGCACTTGGCAGGTTCCACAACATCTTCTCGTGCTCAGGGCGGTACTCCGGCATTTTCTCCGTGAGTTGATAGTTCATGTCCTCTTCAACACGCCCCGCCGCTTCTTTTTTCTCCGGGGTCTCTTTACCAATAATCTGTGTACGTACAGGGCCTTTTGCTGGGAAGGTCTCCATGATGGTGTCTGACTGGAACCGCACCACCGCTTCTGTAATCATCGGGTGAAACACACCGCATGCGCCGTCCCATGGCTCTGTCCGTTCCTCAAATTTGAGGCCTAGCAAAGTAATACCGTCCTTATACATCTGCTCCCAGTCTTTGCGGGAGGCTAGGTCGTTACTAATATCTTCTGCCAAATCGCCAGCAATACTCTGAATCACACCTTCTGGCAACACATCGGCTAAGTTCTCATTAAAGTCTTCAGCGCCTTCGCCTTGACGCATCTCGATCTCAAGACCATCCATCTCAATTTTTACCGCTTCTGGGTCCTCGATCTCAATCTCAATATCGGGCTCCTGATTTTCTAATGCAGCCAAGCCTTCTGGGGCTGCGTAGAGTGACTTTTCTATGCTCATGATTTTTCCTAATAGTACGCAGCTTTTCTGCGGTATTTATATAAAAGATCGTCGTCTTTCTCGTCTGTATCAAGGCTAATAAACCCGCCTTGTCTATAACGCAAAAGCGCCTGGGTTGTAGTATCCACGAAGTCGTCATGTTCGCCAACTGGGAAGGCTGCAACTTCCTCAATCACTTCACGCGCCCAACGGGTATCTGGCGCCCACACTTTGCCACTCGTAAACAAATCAGCAACGGCATTCAAACGAACCATCTTGTCGTTACCCCTGCTGGGGGTAAATTCTTGCACCGGTATCCCAATGCGTCGCAACTCCTGAATCAACGGGCTACCCGCCGCTTTCTTTTCCACGATAAACGCGTCTGGGTTCCAGTCTTTGTAATGTTTAAGCGCCGTCGCCTTTAGTTCTGGGAAGGTCAGCCGCTCTTTGAATGCGTCCAGGAGTATTAGGTTTGGGCTGTTTTTGTCCTCGTTGTTGTACCAAACGCCCCACGTTGTACATGCGCTATAGTCACTTGTCGTTTTGGTCTCGTGTGCCGTATCCCAAGACTGAATCACGTAGTCGCATGGGGGTGGGTCATCTGACTCCCATATCCGCCAGTCTTTTCTCGACACCAACGCCGCCATATCTGAGGTGGGGTTTTGCATATACTGCGCATTCCAAAACCGTGGGTCGATACTGGCTTTGGTGTTTTGTAGCGCCTCTAAGCTCCACTGCGCAGGCCATAGCGACTTCTCGTTTTCTGTGCCCTCGTCCAGAATGGCTGGCAACTCCACCAACTCCCAAGGTATGGTGTCCGGGTTTTTAATCTGATAGTCCAGTAAGCGCCCAGTCAGATCCAACATCGACCACCGAGTCATAATCACAATAATCGCACCACCTGGCATGAGACGCTGTAAGGGTCCGGTTTGAAACCAAGACCACGCCGTATCAAACGCTAAGCGGCTGTTCGCCTTCATGTCTTGTTCAGAATGTGGGTCGTCAATAACAAATAGGTCAGCACCGCGACCTGCCAAAGCCCCGCCGACACCAGCAGCGTAATACTGACCACCAGCACCAGTAGACCACTTCCCCGCCGCTTTCTGGTCGTCTGCCACCACGGTGTTTGGGAAGACTTCTTTATATTCTTCTGAGTCAATTAAGTTCCTCACTCGTCGACCAAAATCTTCCGAGAGAGACGCGGTATGGGTGCCCATAATGATTTTCTTCTCTGGGTATTTACCCAAAAAGTATGCTGGGAACAGGTAGCTGGAGAACTCCGACTTACCCATACGGGGTGCAATATTGATAATCACCCGTTTCTTTTTACCGTCTACGACGTCTTGGAATATTTTGGCTAGTTTTTTGTGATGGGGTCCTACTTTGAACCCCGGATATACACGTTTTGCAAACTCTATCGGGCTCTTTTGCGCTAATTTGAGCCGATGCCTGTGTTCTTTCTGCGTTAACTCGTCTAAAAAGACAAGTTTCTCGTATTTGTTCATGTGCTTGAGCGCTTTTTGCGCTGCAAGCGCCTCTGCTGGGGTCATGAAGTCGTACTTCATTCTTTTTCCTCGACATCGACGATGTCAACGGCGCCCATATAGCGCCCCAGTTTTTCTTTGATCCGAGCGTCAAGCTCTTCATCGCTGATTTCTTCGTTTTTCACAGTAACCCTGTCTGTGAAAAGCGCCACTTCTGTGACTTTACCCAGCATTTCCAAGGCTTTTAGCCGAATTCGTGCGTCTGGGTGTTGTATTTCTTTAACAATATGGCTAACCGCCATGCTTCTGAGCTCTTCAGCCTGCTCGATAAACTTCCACTGGTAGGCAGTGACCATTCCCACGGCTGACTTTATCTCTTCTGGCAAGTCTAGCTGGAGTAGTTTTTCTTTTGCCTTGGGGTCGTGGGTGACTAGAGCGTTGAACGCGCTCGTAGTTTTTTCTTCTTGGGCTTCAGTCAGTATCTCGTCGTCTTCATCGGTAAGACTTTTTAACCACTGGCTAGTTTTATGCTGGGCGGAGAGAGTTTGCGCTGGAGTGGCTTCGCTTAAAGGGGCAAAGTCGGAGTCGCCCGGCATTATGTCGGGAACGAAGTCTGCTGCCTTCGCTGTTACCAGGTGCTCCAAAAACATCGTGTGTCTAATCTCCTTTGGTTGCGTGGGAAAACACGGGGTACTGCTGACACGGTTACACGGAGTGTAACCGGTTTTTCTTTGTTGTGTAAAGTTTTTTGTGTATACTGCTTTTGCCGCAGTAATTTCCTTCGTTTGGACTGTGGCTCCTTTCGTGAGTTTCATTGCTCACCCCTCACAACCCCCGGACTCCTTGCCGGGGGTTTTTTTCTGTATACTAATTCTGTCCTTCACGTGGACAGGGGGGCTGTTAGGCAGGCGCTAGAGGATGAGTTAAGTAACGTTTTTTCCTGCCTTCCGCGTTACATGCAACAAACTCTAAATCTAAGCCCCCCACCTTTTGCTATACTGACCTTGATTCGTCACGTGAATCAGGGGGAAAGCGGTACACGTCGTACGTGTATTTTGGTAAAGCAGAGCTCCGCGTGTACGGTTTGGCGTGAGTACCCCACCTTGTCTAATCTTTGACATGACTCCCCTATTTTTTTACAAAATTTGACATTTTTTTATTTTGCGGCTGACGAACACTGTTACTGTGTCCGTGCATACACGTCTGCATAACGGCTTGGTGGGTATCGGGTGGGGTCAAACCTAGGGCATATTGAGGTTCTCCACAACGTGTTGTGGTATAATAGAGGTGTTGGTTGAGTAGTCCAACACAAGCAGAGCCATGCCTGACCGCATGGCTTTTTCTTTTTGGGGACATATGTCCCCGCATCTATCAAGGAGTTTTACTATGCAATTAGTTAATCAATACAAATCGTTTGTTCTCAGCAACATATCGTGGACTGAGGTTCTCGCAAAGGAATTGGGTAAGAAGGAGTTCTTGCCTGACGCTATCGTGGAGAAGTTGGCTCAGGCTCACGCTGAGGCTTATGGCGAGAAGTATCACACCACGATCTTTTATCAACAGACTTCCACAGGCTCGTGGCAATTCTACTCTGATGAGGAGTGCAATCGTGAGAATCGGCACGACACCGCCACGAAACAATGGCAACGCAACGTAGGGAAGTATCACAAGACTAAGTCTCCACAACGTATTGCCAAACAGGTTGATCCTGTTGATCGTGTGGTCAAGTCATTACGCAACAAGTTTAGTAGAACCGAACTCAAGCGTATCGCTAAGGCTCTTGCCGAGTAATCAGGGACAGTTGTCCCCAACGTATTTGACAGAAATTACAGGGTTGTGCGAGAGGGCGAGGCTTCTCTGCGATTCGTAATTCTGTCAAACGTATTGCTGTAAACCACAAAAGGAGTATCACCATGTTAGAAAAGAAACACGAGTTTTACCAATATGTGCGTAGTTTCTACGGACAGGGCGAGATATACGATTTAGGTGTATCGGACTTTGTTATCAAAAGGGCGTGTGATGTGATCAGGCATAGCCCACACTTTGAGGGCGACACTCTCGATAGAGAAAAGGTCAGAGCCATCATTGAATACTCAAGGGAGAAATAACCATGCTCATACCCATCAAATCAAGGTGGAAAGCAAACACCTTAAAGCGTTTCAGAGTAGCACCAACCCGCAAGAGATCCCATAGCCGTCTGTTGTTCTTGCGGTTCAGTAGTAAAAGCCCATGCCGTAAATTTAACTAACCAACGAAGGAGTAATACCATGAAAGCATCAACATTCATCAAAAAGCACAGCCCTGCAACCATCATTGGCGGTGCTGTAATCGAAGACACAACCACAGGGCTACCCGCCTACATCTTCACAAGTGGCGTAAGTGCGGGAAAGTTTTGGGCTAAAGCCTACAAGCAAAACCCCAATCTATCAAAGGCACAGATCAAGGCACGTCTGTTCGATTACCTAGCCGAGAAGAAACTCATGCGTGATGTGTGGTCTGCGTGAGACAGGGACATTTGTCCCCAACGTGTTGTGGAGAACAGGGGTTTTTGGGGGTGGTGGACAATAGTCTACCATTTGATACATAGTGGACATATGGTTGTCACCCTCAAACCCTTGTGCGTAAAGGCGGGGTCACGATTGCAACATATTATTATATATAAAGATAGATATACTTATATAATAATAAGTAAGAAAAAAAGTGTAAGCCTGAAAAACTTAATATCCCTTTTCCTTTAATAATTCTCTATTTTTCGTAGACACCTAGGTTGCAACACCAACAAAGCGTGCTACTATATGGCTTTGCCATGTCATACTTGAGTGGCAACCTACTATCAAATGGTGGACACAAATGGCGAGAATCTGACATGAATACACAAAACCAATCCAAAACCTGCACACAATGTGGCGAAACCAAACCCGCAAGCCTATTCAAAAGGCGACTTACCAAACGCCAAACGTGTGCCTTACTTAAACGCCCAACAATATCAACGGGCTTAGTTGTTGATAGCGTGCGTTGCACAACGTGTTGGGAAAAAGCAAAGAGCAAAAAGCCACTAACCCCAAAACAAATACGCAACAAAATCTCAAGCGGGGATATGCACAGCGTGATCGGGGAGATGATGCTCAAACGCATTAAAGAAGAGTTACCACACAAACGTAGCAGGGCTATGAAAGAACGTTGGGCTAAGGTGAAGGCCGAGCCGATACTACAACTGAAAGATAGCCTATCCAAGCAAGTAGCCCAATACGCAAGACGCCACCATTCTTCACGCTACCTTACGCCCGAAACGAAGGAACTGAACAAATGGAATTACGAACAGGCGAGAAAAATTAAGGCTGACATATTCATACGCATAGCAAGGGGCGAGGTGTTTGATCCTGACCTTAAGATTGCTACGCTGATCAAAGTAAACCCGAACATTCGTGAGGGCATAAAAGGTAGTGCAGAAAAGATGTTATCTCAAATACGTAAAAAAGGAGGTGTGTAATGAGTTGGTTTGATAAGTATGGTTGGGCGTTGGTTATAGTGACTGCGATCATGTTGATCTGTCAGTTGATTCGATTATTTGTATGGGGGTGATATGAAAACAGTAGACGAAGTGATTGAAATAAACAGAAGGCTGACGGCAATAGCCACGCAAGTCATTGATGATGTTGAAGATATGGCGAATACAGGCGACCACGCCCTGTTCTATGAACGCATGGTGTGTAACGCCCAAGACTTTGAAACAGCATTACAAATACAGGCAAAGAAGTTATTGCATGAACTATGTGAAA